GTAGCCCCTGCTTTAAGTTTTTTCTTTTTGAGCATCAGACCATGTGCCTGAGCTGTGTAGTTAAGAAGAGTCTCTTGACCACTTAGCTCTAGCTCAATCTGCTGCTCCATCAAATTACGGTCTGCCTGAAGATTAGCAAACTCACTAGCAATAAAATTAAAACCTTTTTGTTGAACAGCTTGCTCAACGGATTGGTTGTAAGACCGCATATCTTGAGAAAACTCAAAATCACGGATTGCCATTTTAGTATTCCAATCCTGCTGACGGTTGTTGGCTTGGAATTGAAGATCGCGCCTCAGATTTTTTTTAGAAATCTTTTGCCCTTTTACTTCGTGCTCAAACCTACGCTCTAGCTCTTCACCTTCATATGCATAGACCTCTTTGTTATATTTATTAGTTTCCTTTGCTACTTTTTTTGCGTGTGCGTTTTGTGTAGATGCACCACCTGTAAAAATGTCGCCAATAGTCTTAAATATATTTAGCTCTAAACCAGACTCTTCAAGCTGTTGATCCAGTATATTTTGTTTTGGGTTAAACATCAAGCCCTCCTATAGAATCGCGGTGTATATTGTCCTTCCCACATCATCGCATTAACGGCAACTGGAAAAGGTGAGTTATTGAACATTTTTAGTCTAAAGTTTTCAGTGCGTTGATGGATGGGGATAGTAAATACAGTTTCGTTATTAAGAGGTACGTCGTTAGCAAGATACTGGTTTGCTTCTGCTACAGGTTGAATGTCAAACCATTCATCAATGTAAAACTTGATAGCAGCGTTGTTAGCGGGTGCTGTGGTTAAGACAATAGTTGTGTCGTTAGTAAAGGTAAAACCCGTCTCATTGACACCGTTGACACTGACTTTAACATCAGACCTGTCAGCAAACTTTAGATCACGTTTGTTAAAAGTGTAGGTAGTGGTAGAACCATCACCAGTAAACTCAACACTATATGGCAATCTGCCTTGTTGTTTAACTTTGAAACTCATCATACCTGACAAACCAACTGCAAACTTCATACGTGCAATAGTAAGATTAGCTGTAAAATCTGTAATTCTATTGTCAGGTCGGTAGTATGTACGAGGTAGCTCTACATCAAAATTATACTTAAATCCAACAATAACATCACCAGCAACGTCAAGAGCGTCTTCACCAGATGCTGTCAAATTTTTGTTGGGAATAATAAAGAAAGTTTCAGTGCTGGGGGAGTTGGGACCATTTGTATCAGACGCACGTTCAGGTGTAAGGGTGAAGCCTGACTCGACAAATGTACCACTACTTGTATCGCCTTTAATTACAATGATAGGTGTCAAAGACGAAACGTCATTGTACGGTATGTAGCATTTAGTCTGGTCATTAACAGAATCGTAAACAACTGCATTAGATGCAATGTTTTTGTACAGGTCAATAGAAGGGTTGACCTTTTCACCTTCGTTGTTGACGATAATAGCTTGTTCAGGACTTTGGCTAAGTGCAGCTTTGAGCAGTGTAAACTGGTTACCCTGTTTAGTCACTGCGTACATAATGTCAGAATCAGGTGCAAGGAACTGAACAGTACCTGGCATTAACCAACTGACCCACGATTGCATTAGGTTGGTTTGCCCATCGTTGTAGTAACGGAACAGAAACACTTCATTAAGGCTTTGACCACTTAAAGCAATCAAAGAGTTTTGAGGACTAGAAACCATCAAATCAATGCTTGGTGAAATCCATTCTTTTACGACACGAGAAGTGTCCAAAACTTGTGGGTTTTCTTGCTGACCACGTGTAACCATGCTGAACACACGGCTATAACCAGGTGTCTTGCTAACAAAGTTGATGTTACTACCAACGTCCACAGGATGGATATTACGATCCATCTGGTAGTTAGAAAGCGTTCTAATTGTTGCCAATCCAGGTGTCAACACACCGGTATCAGAAAACAAAATAAATTGTTGATTCTCACTAAACAACACAACACCCTGAGCTGTAGGAATTACAGCACTTAGCGACGTAGGTCGAATAGAAGAACAACTAATGTCAATAGGGTCAGAATCAATAACAGTCTGAGCGGTGGTAAAAAAGAAGTTATAAAAATCACCTGATCGACTTAGAATGACATTGTCACCAGAAATAAAGCCAAGGCGATTGTTATGAAAGAACCCACCTGTAATTTTATTAGCTACAAAACTAGGCTGTGAATTAGTTTCGTCGTCACCTACTTGCCTGTCAACATAATTAATTTCTCTAAATATAAACGTGTTAGTAGCTGTGTTGACAAGTTCATGTGGCATTGTGGAATTGTCAAGTCCAATTGAAACTGTTGGATTGATTGTCTCTTCCCAAAACCCTTCACCGCCAACACCATTGTGTGCTACAAATTTCACCCAATAGTCAGCATCATTTGCACCAGTCAGTACAACTTTAATAATTCTTCCATGCCTAGATTGGACAGGAAGGTCACTAATGTTTGTAACCTTATCTTCTATTGCTACTAAGTCAAGGTTATTAATACCGCCTTCTGCATGAATGCCCATGTCAGCAGTGTGGACAAGCTCTAGCTCGTTTGCAAATTTAGTAACAGTAATACCAGCATGGCTGCCAGTCATTGATTCAATGTCTGACTTGATTGCATTAAGAACTTCAGTGGAATCACTAGAACTACTTGCAGTAAATGTTGCTGTTTGCGTAGAACCACCAACAGTGATGTCAACTGTATAAACAGCGCCGTTTATAACAGTACCAAGCACCAAAGACACTGACCTAAGTGGATTATAGGATGAGTCAGAAACAGCAGTGTCAGCAATTACGTTGTCTTTGCTGTTAATAATAATACTGGTGTCCTGGACAGTAATGATTTCATAATTATCTTTAGTCCCGTCTAGGTATCCAGTGCCGTTAGGAAACGTGACTGTAGCTGCAGTGCCAGTTAATGCGTTCCAAATGTCAATGTCAGTACCTTTGATTACACCAATGTACTCTTCATCATCGTCACGTTTAATGTAAAACCATTTACCACCATCGTATGTAGTACCAGTACCTAGGTTAAGAATGTGCTCAAAACCAGGTCGCTTAGTCAATCCATATGTAGCATCAGGAAATCCGTTGTAGCACTCACGGACTTGACCTGGCAGCATTTTATTATCTGATTGTTTGGACACGCCACCAAGGTAGGTTCCGATCCGCTGAGTGACTGATGCCATTTATCGATAAAGTGCGTTGTAAGGTTGATAGCTTTGGTAACGATTGGTTTCTCCAGAATGTCCAAAGAACGTATAGTCACCTTGATTGCATTCATATTCCATAGCCATAGCCCTGGTAAATGCTTCTTTTTGTTGAAGGATTTGATATTGATTTGCGTCACCAACAATTCGACTTGACGTAATCGATGCAGCACGTGCAGTAATAAAATCTGCAATAGGTTTAGGCAGATCTACCCAATCAAATAGCCAGACAATGTCACACTCAATGTCTTTCGTGAATGTGTATGTGTGATGTGCCTTGTCGTATAGCTTACCGCTACGACGAATAACGTCAAGTTCTACGTTGGCTGCGTTAGTGGTTGTATCAATCTGCAGAATATTATTGGGAATGGCAATTTCGTTGTCATTATTACGAGTCATTTTATAATGACCCTCTTTGTTAAATGTCCATCCCTCCGCCTGTACTTCCCGTGAGACTTCAAGCAAAGTCTGATAGGCAATCGCAACGTCCGGGTTGGTTTGATCTAGGGTAGTCACAGGCGCTTGACCACATGACTGCAGAATTTGATTCACAGCGGAAAGTTCTTGCTGCGAGTTAGTGGTAGGAAAAGCCATATAAAAATAAAAAAAGGGACCCCGGAGGATCCCTGTATAAGTTGATTTAAATAATCAGAATGCAGCAGGTGCAGAAGCGGTACCAGCGTACAGCTCCACAGCACATGCAGGGTTCAGGTAGTCAGAGCCCATGGCAAGACGACCCAGGATTACGTCACCTTGGTAGACCACGGAGACGTCACCACTGGTGACCTGGACCTGAGGACCAATTGCTTCCACGCAGCCAGCGGCTTCACGTTGAAAAATAATTCCACAGGAATTAGCGAATTCGGTTTCTTCACCGTACTCGTTGTTGATGCCGGTGACATCGTTAGCAGCATCTTCCAAAGCTTCACCAACGAAGGAGCCGGTGTTACCAGGAGAAGTGGTGCCAGGGTTAGTCGCAGAACCAGTACCGTACTTGGTGCCATACTGGCTAAAGAACGGAATGTTCATGGACTTGTAGATCTTGATACCAGCAATCTCAACAATGCCCTGGCCGCTTTGCAGCGCAGCGCCTTGCTCGTCGCGGTTGATCAGACCGTTGTTACCGACCTCTTGGATCAGTGCATAGTATTGGCGAGGGTTCAAAACACCCACGCGACCTTCAGAAGACACACCCTTTTCGTCCATCGCAGCAGCGGCGTCGAAGAAAGCGGTGGTCAGGTTTTGAGCATTGTAAGCATCAGAAGCGTTAGCAGTGGTGCCAACACGAATCTGGGTGCCGCCGGGCTCAACAAAACTAGACTTGGTAACCGGGGATGCAGCACGTGCGCCACGGGTGACAGCACGGAAGATAAGACGGTCATACTTTTGGGCCAAAGCGTAGCCGATCTTACGGCTAATCTCAGAACGCAAATCGTAGTGAGACAGAGTCTCGTCAAGATCATACACGAAAGCCGAGCTGATGAGCAGATCGTCAACCGTGATGGTCTTTTCAGCCACCGGAGGTGCACCGTCGGAGTTACCGAGGATAGCGTTTCCGGGGGTGTGGAATTCAGCAGTTGTGCGTCCCGTGTAGATGAACTGCATAGACTTGCCGTTCTTCAGGGTGCGCTTCATGACCAGGTCACGAGCGATTGCATTGTACTGGAAACCTTTGAACATTTCTCCACTGAACAGTTTCAAGTAGAGAGCGCGGGCGTCTCCCGCGGAGTTTGATTGACCAGCCCTAGTTAGGGAAGTGGTCAGATCAGAAGACTGATGTGCCATTTGTTAGGTACTAATAATTGTGTATAAACAGTCTCCAAACGTTTGGAAAAATTTTTGTGGTCTATCCCACCGTCTAGACGGCGAAGGGTGTCTTCCGTAGAAGGCCAACGCCAATGCAAGGGAGGTCCGACTTTGAGGTGCCTCCCAAGCTTTTTACAAAAGTCCTTTAAGACACTTCTTTTGTTTGCGACATTGTGGTTTTTTGTCACCACAGTGACCACAACGATTGAAAACTACATCACCAGAATCAGGAGTCATCTTAGTGATAGCAGCCTTAGCAACCTTAGATTGATGTGGCATAATAAATTTTTAGTTATGTGCAGTTTGCAATGGTGCGCTTAAGGATGTAAGAAACGCCCCGATACTTTAAGACAATTTCTTTTTGCTTGGCTTGCTGTTCACGGATGCGCTGACGGATTTCGATTTGAGACATGATTAGTTCAGAAAAAACCTACCCCCCGTTCCATGGTTAGGTTGCCTGCGTCCCAATAATGGGATGAACGTACGGCTTGACTTTAATCAGAACTCGTAAACAAATCCAATTTTAGTGCCAAAGAGATTGTCAATATCTGAGGTCATAAAAGATGCCTCAGCATATGCGGACACACTATCGAAGAGATCGGCCGATCCTCCAACTTTGCCTGACAATTCAAGCTCAGTGTCACCATTATCAGGGGCAACGATTGCAGGCCCTGCCTGAATATACCAGTTGTCCTTTTTGTAACCAACGTGATTGTCGATAACAGTGACACCATAATCAGAACCGGCAAAACTAGAGTTGGCTTCGACGTTCAAATATGGTCCTGCAGTGGCAGGAGCTGTAACAGCAATAAGTGCTGCGGTAAGGAAAGCAATGGGTTTCATGTTAAGCGTAGCGTTTTTTAGCGGTTTTGGCAGCACGTTTGAAGTTGCTGGCAGTCGGTGCTTTTTTAGAGCCCGGCGTCCTCATCTTCTCCCCACTGCCTGCGGCGATACGACGCC